CCACTGCCAGTAATACCAAACATCCACGTAAGATCATTGTTTGAGGTTACACCATACGTCTCCGTTGTGGGCTGAGCAATCCCATACTCACTACTAATGTTTTCAGCAAAGCCTTGATTAGATATGGTGCTCTCTGTTGGAGTGTTGTTGTTATTTACAGAATAGCGAGTTCCATAATTAGTTGCTCCCCCGTAAGCCCAAAATGTAAATGTATATTTAATAACTTGTTGAGTTCCAGCAGGAAAATAAGGATGCTGGCCCGCTAATACAGACATTGATGTTTTCATATTAAGTTAACTCACTTCCGATAACAATAAACTTATTATATAGGTCACTCATTGCTATGATTTCACAAGAGCCAAAAGCGTTTAAATGCACATAGCCTCCAATAGCTGATGTTGTTTTAGACCCGTTCACGTAACGGTCTATTGTGTGACCGGCAGGCGCTTTAATTTTTAGTGGTTGTGTGTTTGTATTTATAATAGTCCAAGATGTTTTACCTATGACCGAGGTCGAGCCGGGGTAAACGTTAACTATAGTGGGGAGGTCAAAAGTTCTTAGGCTCGAAGAACTACCGAAGAGGATCCTTTGATTCTTATATAAAACCATGGCGCTCATTCCAGCGCTCTGTGTTGTTTCCGATGTAGTCATAGGAGCTGTTATGCTGTCTATAGCTAATGTGCCTGTTACTTCCATTCCCTGAGCATCAAGCGTTATTGATTTACCGCCTGCACTTAACACAAGATTTGCTTGGTTATTAGTTAAATTAGTAATAGAGCTTGTAATAGTAGCATACTTGTAATCGCTACCGCCTGATAACCTACCCCAATACTCTGTAGCCCCTAATACGTCATTGTTAGCAGGGCTTGCACTCTTACGTAAGTATTTAACACGGGGAGCCGCTAATGCGTTAGTTCTATCGCTAACAATTGAGAGAGCTGTATCAGGATCAACAGAGCTTAAATCAATCGTTAAAGCATCTGTAAAAGTTTTATTACCTGACATAGTTTGGTTGCCGGATGTTCTGACAACAGTAGAATCTACTGCGACATCATTACTATTTGCAGTGATACCGCTCCCTCCAACTACGTTCAGCGTGACACTCCCAGAAGTGCCTCCGCCAGTTAACCCATTCCCAGCACCAACTGAGGTAATGTCACCCACATTATTTGTCGCATCAGAAGGGATGTTTGTTAACTTAGTAAATAATCCAGCAGACATTATACCATTAAGAGTTGCCGACGCAGTGGCTACAGAAATTTCAGGAGTAGTTCCACCTGTCGATGATATAGCTCCTGTACCTGTGACCGATGTCAATGTACCGGCAGCAAGGTCTAAGTCATTACTAAAAGATGATAAAGGAATTGCTGAAGGGGCTATTTTTCTAGTGCTTGTTCCAACTACAGCAGCAAATGCAGCCACTGTGCCTGTAGAATTTACTAACTCGCTAAGATTTAAAGAGATACTAGGTGTAGTTCCACCTGAAGAAGTCGTGCCTGTCCCACCGCCTACACTTGTAACTGTGCCTTCGTTGGCTGTAAAGTTAGTATCATTATTAAACCCTGTAAGATTAATGCTCCCCTTTGCAATTTTAAATTGAGAGCCATTATCTCGAACAACTACAAAAGAATCGGCATCGCCGTCAGTAGTGGTAGCGTCTAGAGACGTTAAACTTAAAGAAATTTCAGGGGTAGTCCCACCTGTCGATGCAATAGCGCCAGTTCCTGTAACCGCTGTAACTGTACCTGCATTAGTAGTGAAGCCTGAATCGTTTTCAAAATAACTAATTTGGATCTCGGCTGCCCGCTTGCGAGAGGCCACTCCACCGTTATCTAAAACAAACTCAGTATTATCGCTAATAACGGCGGTCATATCTGTGAGTTCACTGAAGTCCAGCTCAATATCGTCAGCGTTAGCTTTAATACCTTTACCACCAACAACCGTTAAAGTCGCTGTACCTGTAGTTGCCCCACCTGTTAAGCCGTCACCCGCTGTTATTTCTGTGATGTCGCCAGCACCTAAGTTAGCTACTGTAGCGTCTACATAACCTTTAACGGCCTTGGCAGTCGCTATGCTATCATGATTAGATGAAGTACCATCCACAATGTCCTCATCTACAGACGTTATAGCAGTAGAGTTGTTTAATACTAAACTGTTTGTATTAGCTGCGGGTACTGTTAGAAGATTTGAAGATGGGTTATATGTTAAATCGCCGTCTACTAGAGATGGTAAGTTACCTGACGTTGCGCTTGCAAGTGTGATATAGTAGCTTGCATCTGTGTCACTCGCTCCTGTAACTGCAATGTTAGCAGCGTTGGTAGAATCGGTAGCGTTAGTTGCGTTGGTTGCATTGGTTGCGTTAGTAGAATTCACAGCGTTTGTAGCGTTTGTCACGGTAGTTCCAACAATGACATCGTTGAGGCTAGTGCCATCTACTGTGATAGCGTCTGCCTCTAATGTTCCGTCTACGTCTACATCGCCTGACACATTTAATGTTGCTGCATCTAGTTCGCCGGTTAGTGTAATGTTTCTAAAGCCTGTGATGTCTAAATCTGCATCTACAACAACCGCTTTGCTCGCAGCGACTGTGCCAGCCGTTACACCGTCAATTGTTTCAAGCTCTGCTTCGCTAATGTCTGCACTTCCAATTACAAAAGATCCACCAGTAATGGCCCCTGTTGTAGTTAATGTATCGGCTTCAACAAGCCCTATTACGTCTATGCCTGCGCTATCAACGGTTAAAGTATTGACATAAGCGTTACCAGTCTTACGAACAAAAAACTTTAATTTACCCTCTTCTTGATCATCAAGAATAACTGGAGATTCTGCTCGCATATAGGCGTATGTTTGATCGACTTGTTGATCGTTATGCCCTTGAAAAACTATTTCAGCTAGTTGGTTATCAATAGACGCATCTTCATTGCTTCTCAATGTTAACTTTGGCTGAGCGCTTGCGGTGTCTGAGTTGCTTGTAATAGTGATCTGATCTTCAAAAGAAGCTGTGCCAGCAATAGTCGCATTAGTAGCAGACAGTGTACCTGTTACCGTAGCACTATCGACATACAAGTCTTTAAAGCGCTTAGCGGTTGTACCGAGATCTACGTCACTATCTACGCCCGGTTCAATAACACCGTCAGCTATCGTTAGCTGTAATTCAGCAGCAGAAGAAGCGTTAACATAAAACTTTAATTTGTTGTCTGAGTCGTCAGCTAAAAACTGGTTATAGAAATTAGCGCCGCCTATTTTTGTAAGGGGTGAACCACCACCTACAGTACCGTCGTGCGAATGACCTGTTGACGCACTGAAAGCCGCATCAATTTCACCATACTCAGTATTGAAAGGGGCTGCTGAAATTACAGTACCGTCTGTAAAAGTTATATTTTTCGTGTAACCTGCCATTCTTTATCTCCTGCCTGCGGGAACGTAATCTATGAAGAAGCCATTGATTCGATATGAACCGGCCTGATCGTTATTTGATATAGTGAAATTTGCTGTATGCCCACTGCCTTGGACGGGCTGTCTAACCATTGGATCTCCAATGCCTCCAAAGGCTCCAGCGCCTACCCCTGAGCCAAAAGTAGCTGTCCCAAAAAGGGAAGGGAGTGGGATCGTTGTTAGCTGATAAGCTGGGGGCTGTGGAGATTCTACTGAATTATAATCATATTTAATAGATAGTGTTGGGGCTACAGTGCTTTCTGGAGTCACAGAAATTTTTACATAATGTAAAGTCTTTCTGCTTCCAACGTCTCCGAAATCATAAAAAGGTGTTACATACTTCGAGTTAATATTGAAAGCAGCACCGTTCTTATAAAAAGAAGGGCCTATATCATGACTATATACGTATCCGTTTTTATCTCCGTGGAAATAAACTTCAACATTAGATAAATCAAGATTCGATACAATAGCGTGAGCTTGGATACCTTCAGTTTCTGACCACTCAAAACCGTTCTTAGTGAGTGTGCCTATAATACCCTTTGAAGTTGCAATGTCTTCTCCTTGCCCCGCATAGAATATTCTATACTGGTTCTTGTTTCGGATCACCGTTGACGTTACAATATAATTATTTATAGTTTTGGCAAGTTGAGAAAACAAAGGCTGAACAGGTCTACTAATAGCTCCTAGCTCAACGTCACCAATTCTTGCTGTACCCGCTACAGTTCGGATTCCATCAGGGCTTAGGAATACTAAGTCACCACCAATTTCTTGAACGCTGTGCTGAGCAATGCAGCCAACATTTTCAGTAATAGGCTTAACCACTAAAGCGTCAGCATTATTTATATTTGAAAGTTTATGTATGCTGTTTTTACAAAAAATAATAACGTCATCACGGAAACTTCTTAGGGCAACAACAGGCTCAGACACCTGAACGCTTATGCCCGTCCCTGTGAAAGTTGAAGGTAATAATACACCGCTTGTATAAACAACGTTATCAATAGCTGCTACGTAACGTGTTTCGTGAAATGTTGCAGCTTGTGGAGCGCCAGCACTCTGGACTTGAAACGTATGTCCATGATATGACAAATCAGTTACGCCGCCAGTGCCTGTAATTTTAAAAAGAAAAGGAAGGTTGTTTCCGTCCGTAATAATAATCTCACCATACTGCCCAACGTTCATGAAAGTAAACTCAGGCTGAGCTGTGCCTGCTCTAGTCTCTTCAGATAGAGCATCCCACGCTGTCTTACTATAAGTTGTTGACTGCTGCCCGTCTTTATTTATTTTAACCCACGCAGTTCCATTCATAGTGAAAAAATAATCAGTTTGTGTGCCATTGTCCACTACCGCAGCGATTAAACCTCCTGCATAGGAACAAAGACCCAAGATACGATTATCACCGTTAGGTCGAGTATTCCCAAAAGGGGTGTACCCGTTAACACGACGATAGCCTGAGTCCGAGTCAACTTCAAAGTTAACTAGCTCTGTAGCTACACCAGCGGTTGCTAGAGCAGCTAGTTCATTAGTGTTTGTATTCAAACCGCCTTGACATACAAAACCGAAAGGTTGCGAGGCAGCCATTAAACAAATCTCACTCTGTCGTCTTTAAAGTAGGAAGGTGTAGGCTCAATAAGATTAGAACGCATTGAATCTAATCCTTTTTTATAATCATCTAGAGCAAAAGAAGCTGCTTGGGGATTATCTTTGAATTGCCAAATATAATATCTAGCTCGTGCTAATAACACAGAACTATACATTTCAGGGAATACAATTACGTCTGAAGAGCTTACTAATTTTTCGGGGAGTGTCCAAGCTGTGAACCATACTCGATACACTTTATCAGGGATAGGACTTAATCCTACCTTACGTGCGTCAGGGCTTCTGATAACACGAGAAGGCTCGCCATAGACTTGGCTACCTGCATCATCTAGGTTTTCACGAATTCGGTAATGATCTTTCCATTCTTCTGTAGTAGTGTACCGCAAGTTACATGCTGAGTAAGGAGCTGTCTCCCCTGCCACACCTACGGTTGTTAAGTAGAAAGTGTCCCAATCTACAGAACTGTAATCTGTTTTGATGTTAGAGCTTGAAGGCTTTAACTCATAAAATCTTTGTCCAGCAACTGTCTCTACATATACGTTACCGTACATAGGATCAGTTTCACCGCTTTCGCCCAATGCTAAAAAGGGCCACTGTGGTTCTTGGTTTATAATATCGAAGTAAGCACGATTGACTGAATCTTTCACGTACTGCTGTAGTCCCAAAGCTGATGAGAAATTACCTACGCTTAACGCTACTTCGTTTAACTCACGAAGAAGTTCATTAGTCAAATCTAAATATGATGTTGCCATTTACTTTTCCTCGGTAGTTTTTTGTTCTTTCTTTTTAAAGATTGCATCCCAGTTGTCATCAAAGTTCTTTTTAGATTCTCCAGCATATGCTGAACTTCCAACTTTAATTACTTTGCGCATCTTCATCCCTAATGGTTGGGTTGGTGAACCTAATATATTAGACATTTTAATACCTCTAAAAGATTGAGGGGCTTTTACACCCCTCGCACTATTTTTACATATCAGCTTAGATAGTAGACACGTATGCTTTAGCTAACGCTTCTGGACGAAGCACCGCTGAACCAAATACATGTAAGCCACGACAGATGTCGCCAAAGCTATCCTGATCACGTAAAACTTCAGTGTTCACAATAGTTTGTGCAGTAGCTGTAGCAGATACATGACCAGCCAAGATCTGATTAACCTGAAGACCCTGAGTAGCAGCCGGACAGTTATTAGACTTGTACATGTCGAAGCCACGTAACTTACCAGAGCTTACTAGACCGTTACGGATTGAACCTTGACCAGCGTTAAAGTCTACTGACATTAACTTAGAACCAGATTGGCTCAACTGCTCGTAGAACGCAGGTGGTGCAACAAAGAAGCGACCTTCTTCTGGAACGTTCTGCTCGTCAAGAAGACGGGCTAAATGCGCCATAACGTCAAGAGGATCAACTGCTACGCCACCAGTACCACCGATGTCGATTGGTTTGCTGTTAGCTTCTGCTAATAGAATTGAATCTTCATCAGCGTCAGCGTCCGCACCTAGAACGTGATCAGGTGCCGATGATGATACGCCAGCGAACATTTGAGCCAAGACTGCTGAGTCATACGTATCTTTTAAAGCATAAGCAGCAGATGATGCAGCTACTTCTTTCCAGTTTACGTGAGACATTTTACTTTCAATGTCATCAACAACAAACTTAAAAGATTTAGCTTGGTTGACAACAAGAGAAGTTACTTCATCTTGAATGTATGCTTGCGGTACAACTTTACCACGAGTGTAGTCTTCGATTGCAATTGTTGGTTCTTTGACGATCTTTACAGAATCACCAAAACCAGCGATGTCGCCTTCGTAATCAGTGTTAGTGATAGCTTCTACTACAGAAGATTTACGGAAGAAGTTAAGAACTTTCTTACTATAAATTTCTGGTAAAAAGTTATTACCGTCTGTGTTTGATGCGCCACTATCAAAGTTACTGTTAATGCCTGCGCCTGCTGTTTCAAATTTAGCCATGATTATATTACTCCTAAAAGAAAAAAATATTTAGAACTAACGCACTCGGCCTTCCATGACTGCACGATCAATTTCTTGTTCATGCTTGTCATATTCATCCATACTTAGAGCGTTAATTTCCCGTTTTGTCCAAACTCTAGCTTCCTTAGTGTCTACGTTTGTTGTTTTAGTAGATACCATATCAGCAGCAGAGCCTGTAGGTCGTGACGCTTTAGTCTGACGTTTACCTTTAGTAGAGATACCGGCTTCCATTTTATAAAGATCAATAGCTTTAACTGCCAGTTGTACATTATCTGGGTTATCATAAATCCAACCTTGAATTGCTTCAGGTTGTTCTTTAGCCCATTGGTGAAAAGAATCGTCACCTCGAATGTCTTCGAAGTCAGGATGTCGATCTCGTAAAGTTTCCTCAGCTTCTCTCCGTGATATAGTATTTTCACGCTCTTGGAGCATGTCCAACTTACTTTGGAGTGCTTTAGTTTGTTCCTCAGATTTCATATGAGCAACAGTTTCTACGGTATCAAACAGATCAGGATATTGGTTTCTAAACGCTTCTAAATCTTCTGCGGTTTTTAACTGGACTTTTGGAGCAGTGCTCTCAGTCGCAGCTTGCAGTTCTAATTCTCGTTGTTTAAAACCTGAAACCTTTTCATCATAATGTTTCTTTAAGTCATCGTATCGCTTTTTATAATTGGTTCTTTGTTTTTTCTCAGGAGCTGATTCTTCAAGGGCCTCATCGGGGGTGGCTTGAGGTGCTACTGGGCGTTCAAAGAACAAACCGTCTGCTGTTTCCATAGTGCCTTCATCTGGCGTATGCCAAGACTTTTTAGCGTTATATGGATTTGCAGTTGTTTCTACTTCTTGTTCGTTAGACATATTGTCACTCTCCTATTGGGGCTTTTTGTCTTTCAAGGTGGCTGTTCAGTTAGCTAAACACAACAGGGTCTTGAATTAAAAGGTGGCCTCTAGGTTAAATTTTGATAAGGGGCTAAGGGTCTAGGTAGCCTTATCGGTTATAAACACTTGGGGTTCTATTAGCTGAGATCATTGTTCTTTTAATGTCTCGGTTAGTGTCCTTTACTTCAGATACCCCATTAGCTTTTTCGCTATAAAGAGGGTCTTCAGTTAGACCGCCAAATGCTTTCTTGGTTCGACCACCTTGTTCATCAAACGTGCGTTCCGCCTCATCCATCATTAGTTGGAGGTTTTCTGCACCGATTAACTCGACAGCCTTTGCGGTGAATACAAACTCACCTTCCGATAACCTAGCTGGTATCGAATCTGATACTCCAGTACCGATCCCTTCTACGGAACCTTCACCAGAGAATTCTGCTGCAACGTCTAAGACTTTATCAAAGACCATTGCTAATTCTGCGTTGCTTTCTAAAGCTTCTGAAAGCATGTCTTGCTCTTCTTCTGTGAGAGCTTCACCTAGTACGAAGTCTTGGAAAGTATCTTCCATCGCCTCGTCAGGTAGCTGAGAGGCTTCTGCTGCTTCTTTTTCATCTTCAGGAATATTATCGTAAGTATCTTCTAATTCCATTTCAGGTGTAGTGAGCATTGAACCTTCATTATATTTAACTTTCATTTTATCTTTCATGTTATTGTGTCCTGTTCTTAGCTTCAGAAACTTGATCTTTAAGTGTCTCTAGATTAACCAGAGAATTCACTCTCCCCTGCCTGCGGTACATTTCCTGTTCCGATGTTGCCGCCACCAGTGCCTGTAGCTCCAAGGTCTTGAGGTTGTTCAGGTGCTCCAGCAGGGCCTGCCACAGCTCCCTGTTGCTCGTTAGGGGCGATAGTTTCGCCGCCAGTTGCTTGTCCAGCATTCTGTGCTCCTATAATTTGTGCCATAATTGCGGCTTCTTCAGGATCGTTTAAGATCTCATCAGGGTCTAAGTCTAAGCTATATGCAAGCTCGCTAACAATCTTAGAGATCTTAACGAAAGGTGCAATAGCGGGATTCTGCGCAGTTTGTAAGAACATTGTTAGTCGTTGACTACGTACTTCTTTCTGCATTAAGCTATTTGTACCCATAGCTTTAATCTCTAAATCGCCGTCTATATCTAGTTGGCCTTCGAAAAACTGCATGTTCCACTGGTAATAAGCCTCACCAAGAGGTTTAAGCAAGAAGTCATCTAAGTTCTTAACTACTGTTTTAATGTTTAATGACGCTGCACCTAGAAGCATAGACATGCCTGATGCAGTACGTGTCATAGACTGTACGCCTGTTTGACCGTGAGAGTAACTCGGAATACCTGTTTGCTCATCCGCTAACTGGCGAAACT